TAATCTTAAGCATTGTCATTTCATAACGACCATTGCGTTGTCTTTCCCATTCCCAATCAACAATATTCTCGGGTGTGATAATTGAAAGATATGGTCTAATACCTTCTGCTAATTCTTCTGCTAGTGTGTTGGCATCACTTATAGGCTTATCTAAAATCAACAGCACGTGACCATAGATATTCGCAAGTGTAGTTCCATCACGCATAACAGAATCAAAACTTCGATTTTCTAAATCTGCATCATCAAGGAACTGTTTTAACGCCGGATTTTCACTTAATGAGCCAAACATTCTATTTGGTGTGTCACGCCAAATGAAACTTGAATAAGTGTCAACAACATTTCTACAATGATTGTCTAGTGGCGTTGTCATTAAACGCTTTGCATATTCGGCTTGTCCACCATGTTCTTCTTGTAGATATTTTCGTAGATATTGACCTTCTTGGTAATCTTTACCACCGTAATAACTGTTGTAATAATACTGCCAACGGTATACATTATCTTTGTATAATTTATGTTTGTTTGTTATTTCATCATAATTCATAGTGCTGTTCCTTACATATGTGTGAAACGAGATGGTCTCGCTGATTCTCTTACTTCCTTTTTAATAGGAGAAAGATGCGATACCAAGTAACCTAAGGCATCGTTTTGGTGGTCAAATCCACCATCTTTATCTGGGATTGCTGTTCCAGATTTATAAATTTGTCGTTCTAAACATCTCATTGAGTTTGTGCATTTAGGGTCAATACTAAATCGTATTGTTCCGTCTGCTGACTCCATAAGACTATTTACTGCATTTATACGGTCTCTGACCGCATCGTGTTTTCTTTTTACTTCTACATTAAAATATTTCTGTAGAATGGTAACATCTGTTCTGCCGTTTGCTGATGTTTTGCGTTGTCTACCAGCAGGGTCAGGATATATTGTAATCATTGCCTGATTATAACGATTCATAATCTCTTGGCAGAGTTCTTCTGTGTTTGAGCCATACATTGATATTTCATCAAATTGATGTAATACTCCATCCTTGATTTGACAGATTGATGCACTCATTGGGTCGATGTTAAAGTCCATACCAATATATATTCTACCATTCTCATCAAATTCTTTTTTCTTCATGTGTTTCTCTCTATCGAAGTTATAATAGATAACTCCAGAGAAGTTTTGAAATGCCGCTAGATATTCTTGTTGGAATTGTCTTTGGTCCATATCTTCTTTGGCTCTTTCAACTTCTTCTTCACTGACTTGTCCACCATCTAATGTGGTAAACTGAAATGATTCCCAATCTTTATCATCTCTTTGTCCATAGTCGTATAAGTCTTTGAAATGATTAAATCCACGGGGCGTGCCACAAAACAACGCTGAACCTGGTGGGTTCTGTGCTGACAATGTTGGTCTTAATACTACTTCCCACGCTTCTCGTCTCATATCTGCATACTCATCCAATACTAAAAAATCTACACCAGAACCACGCAATGTATCAAATCTATCTGAACCTTTCAGACTGATTTTACTGTTATTAACCAAACGAATTGATAACTCATTTTGATTAATCTTTTTTGCCCATCCTAGTTCTTTCATTCTACCACAAAGTTCTTCCCATACAATGTTCTTCGCTTGTGCGTATGTGGGTGCGATATACCAAATATTCTTATTTGGAAATCTAGCAAATCTTGCCATCTCTCTGATAGCAAAAAATGTTTTACCACAACGTCTGCCTGCTACAAAAACTCTAAATCTAGCATCAGACTTCGCTATTTCTTTCTGCGCCTTATTCAGTGCCATCTAGGTCATCTGTCCAAGGCAAAATCTTGTTCGTTTCGTCATCCATAGGACTTTCACTTTGTCCTAACCATTGTTTCCCTAGCCATATCAACATCGTTGGTTGACCAGATAAAGCAACTTCCATTTGCTTTCTTCTTAATGACATCTTACCGTTTGCTTTACCTCTAGCAATAATATCAGAAAATCTGTTTCTTATTGTATCAGGATGACAGCCAATTATATCTGCTATCTCTTTTACTGAACAATGAATCGTTGCTAATTTCTCAACTAATTCAACATCAATTTTCTTCTTCGGTCTTCCGTTCTTTTTCTGTTCTTCACTCATCGAGTTTCTCCCGTTTATACCCTCAGGTAGAGGTAAATTTACATCCAGTAGTTTGCAACTGCTGAACCAACAACAAGCAACATAATTGCCCATAATCGTCCATCAATCTTTTCTACTTTCTTGTCTATCTTTCTTAATTCACTGTCTATGAATTTTTGGTTTGTTTTAATTTCAGTCAAATCATTTTTCATATCCATTATGTCCAGTGTATTTTGTTTAACATCTAATTCTGTTTGATTTGCTTCAATCATCACAACTTTGTTTTTTGCTCTAATCTTATCCATGGAAGTTAACCCATGCAGTGCCGTTATAGCCTCTGAATTTGGAAGTGCTACTGTTAAAGTAGAAATCTCCGGCTTCTGGACTTGATGGGTCTGATGTTAATGTGTGCATCTTCTGGATAACTTGATGAGATACTCTGTCTTCTTCAAGTGTCATTAAGTTTGTTGTTGTTCCAGCACCTTCATTTCTTAATTGTATTTTAGCACTTGGTGTTGATGTCTCACCTGAACCTTCATAAGTCAAATACAATCCACTTAATGATGTTGAACCTGAGTTCCTAGGAGTGTCTGTAATTCTTATTTCTTTTGTATGTTGCCCGAAGTCTTTGTTAACAGTTATGGCGTTTAATCCACCGTCGTTGTATTTACCAAGAGTAAGAGTGTATTCACCATCATACCCAGTTACAGTTGAACTACCTGCTGAACCACCTGTTGTTACATTTTTCATCTTAACTAAGTTAGCACCTAGTTCATGCAGGTTACCTGCTTGGTCTTGTGCGGCAAATCTAACTTCTGTTCCGTGTCCAGCCATGTTACTTGCTTGGTCATGGTGGTCATATTGCATTGAGTTTACGAAGTATGATGCTGTTGCTTGGCTTTCTCCGATTGCATCTGTTCTTGCTACTGCAAATATTGGATAACCAACACCGAAGTCTGCTTGTGTGAATAAACCATTGCCAGTAGATGCTTGAATGTCGTATGGTCCCCAGTTGGTGAGTGGTGGGAATGTTCTGTTTGCTGGATTAGCCGCTAAGTGTCCCGCTTCAATCTCTAGTCTTGTTGAACCAGATGTTTCAGTAGAAATCTTTGAAGGTGTAAGTGTTAAGAAGTTTGTTGCACCTGTGCCCAAATACAGGGCTGGTGCTGTTGCGTTAATGAAAGCGTTAGAACCTGATGTTGTAATATTTACAGGTTGGTCTGCTGTTGATTGTGTAATATTGTTTGTTGTAATGTCTAATGAACCAACACTAACTGTTGTTGGTGCATCTACATTACCTGTTAAGTCACCTGTTACATTACCTGTTAAGTTACCAGTTATGGCTAATGTGGCTCCTGTAGAAGCAATCAGTGTTGGCTTAATCGTCATGTAAGCACTTGAGTTGCCCAAATATAACGCATCATCTGTGGTAAAGTTATAGTGTCCACCTGCTCCAGATGTTGTAAAGTTCATTCCAGTGTTAGCCGCTTGTGTGAATGTGCTAGTTGACATATTAAGTCCACCAACCTGTAATGTTTTAGTTGCTCCAAGTGTTACATCACCAGTTAAATCAAGTGTTGATTCACCTTCAACAGCCGCTATAATTGTTGCTGTTGTTTGATGTTGTAAATCAGATATTTGTGATTGAGTTATAGTTAAGGCTGCCTGATGTCCAGTTACATCGGATTCTGTTACTGTATATCCTGTAATATATCCTGGCGTTGCGTGATTGCCCCAACCGTATGCTGTGTCCCATTGTGAAATCTTTGTGTTATCTTGTGTCCACTTTGTGCCAATACTTGTTGCTGTTGTTGTAGCAAAGTTGGCATCATCGCCTAATGCTGATGCTAATTCATTTAATGTGTCTAAGGCTGCCGGTGCTGAATCAACTAATGCCGATGTGGCTGTTGAAATCGCACTATCTGTTTCTGCTGAAGTATAATGACCTGCAACATTAACATTACCCGTTGCTGAAATCGTCAAATCGCCGGCAGTTGTAGTAATTGAAGATTCATCAATCTTAACCGCTCCAGCAATCGGTCCAACATACACATCTGCGGAATTAAGATGAAGGTAACCAGTGCCGTCTGTTGCTATTTCTAAGTTACCATTTGATGATGTTGAGTCTATTTTGTTAGCCGCGAATTCTAAGTTACCAACATGTAAGTCTGGTGCTTCTAATGTTCCACGAGCCCTAACTGTGTTACCGCCTACGTCTGGACCTAGGTGAATGAGTGTGTCATTGAATGATGTGACGTTGCCACGAGAAGCCATGTTAATAACACCTGCTGTGCCAGTGGCACCACCAGCAAAGAAATCCATTGTTTGTCCTGTATCAGTGCTGAAATTGATTGTGTCTGTGTCATCAGAACCTAATACTTTATGACCGTCAATATATAAAGAACCTGGTCCAACGTGGACTGAATGCCATTGTTTAGTTGTTGAACCTAATGACCTTGTCTGGTTACCGTCAGGAATAATATCACCAGAAACTGTTTCTAGTGCAGTCATCACTCTTGCATCTGTAAAATATTGATTAGTGCCTTCTGCTAAATCAGAAGTTGTGTTATTCGATAGATTATCTTCTGTAGCGGCGATTGTTAATGTTCCAGAATTATCATCTGTAATCGTAACATTTGCGCCTGCTGAAATTGAATTAAGATTAGTAATACCACCTGTTGATGTGTTTATTAAACTTGTTCCACTACCTGAAGTAATTACTTGTGTGTCCGAAGCGGCTGATGCCACTGTTACTGTATAGACTATATCGTCTACTGTTACTGTTGTCATCTCGTTACCTCCGCTGTTGTGTCTGCTATTCCCTCAAGGATACGGGTAACAGTTCCGTCTGCTTTTACCCACTCTACATCATAAACTAATCTACCACTAGACATAGCGGCTGTTTGTGTTGGTGTTAAACTCCAAGTTGCAACGCCATTTGCACCATCTGTTATTGCAATGGTAAATGTTGCTTGAATATCTGTTGATGAATGGTGTTTTCTTACTTGTCCTCTAAACGTATCATTTGTTATGTTAATAACGGCAGAATTATCGTCTTTGAGTGTTAATGTTTTAGAAAATGTTGACCCTTGGTCAATCGTAATATCGTGGGATGCCATATGTTTTTCTCCAGAGAATTTATTAAAGCCGTCGCTTGTATATGTATTTATCTCTCCAAACAGGGCAGTAAACTCATAAGAAAAAAGCCGCTAAAAAGCGGCTTTTTAATGGTTATACACTCGTATAACCTATTGCTCTCGCAATTCTTTTATTGAAATATCAAATAACAAACCCAAGAGATATCAATTGCTATCAAGTTTAGATAGACTAATGATATCAAATTGTTTCTTAGTTTCATATATCTTTCATTCATTTCTACTTCTGAAGGCATATTTTTCATTTTAAGTCTCCTATTTTACCCAACGGTATCTATAATTATTACAAATCATCCACATATGTCGAGGCGTGCAGCCCCACTTTTTTGCCAACTTAGAGTGATAACCTATTGTTTTTTTAATCTTACCATTTTTAGTCAGAACAAGGTTTCCGTCTTCGTCTCTGATAAATTCTTTTTCTAAATCTTTACGAATTTGACGAATATCTTCGGATGAAAACATACATCCGTTGCCTTGTTTTGCTGATTTCATTACATCTGTCATATTTTTTAGAACAATATGCTCTGGATTAACACACTTGATATTGTCACACGACCTAGTTAACTTTGCTTTATCACTCTTACCTGGAACAGTATTTCCTAGAAGTTCCCATATAGCAGAATGAGTCGTCCGCATTGATTGTGTCTGTGCGAAACGCACCATTGGATACCCTTGACGATGCCAAGGTCCAGTCCAGATATGACATTCACCTTCTTCTGTTGTGCGTTCTTTTATTTTTTCGAGCGTCAACAGTTTAATTTTTGGTCCTCTTTTTGCCATACATTAATCCACATCAAACAGGTCGTGTTCAAACTCTTTAACTGATTCTACTTCTTTTTCTACTTTTTCTTTTCTAGTCCAGTCTTTCTTCTCAATTGATTCTTCTATTCTTAGAACAGAATCAGCATTTATTAATCCTTGATTTCTATTCTTAAATTTTAACTTACCCGTCATTAGATAGTATCTGCCTCTGTTGTTCTTCATTTCATTAAGAAGTGGTTCCCAATTCGGCCAATTATCGTAATACTCGGCTGTAAAGACATGACACTTAGTCAACTCGCCAAATTCGTTTGGAGTTTCACCAAATATTTTATATGTGTCTTTTCCTAAATATTTCTTTACTTGACTTGGAAATACTCTGTAATGTTTACATAAAACTTGATTAGCCATTATTTAATCCTCCGAGTTAATAGATTCATAATACGCTTTCATTCGACTGGCTATAATTGACTGTTGTTCTTTGTATGTCATATTGCCCCAAGCGTGTTCTCTTTGTGCATCTTTACTATTTTTATCATTACATATTGCAAGATATATTTGCATTTCGTTACTTTCTACCATTATTACTTCTCCTTATTATTTCTTTTCTTTTCTTCAATGATAAGATTTAATAACCTGTCTAACTCAAACTGAGAAGTCAGTATCTTTGCTGAATCTTTGGCTTCTTCAGCCGCTATTAAACGCTCATAATGAATCTTTACAAGAGGTGCAAATTGAGATTTATGAGTGCCATCATAGATACTTAAAATATCTATGGCACTTACACTATTATCAATTTCTTCTTTCTGCTCTTTTTTAGTTTGTTTTTTTACTTTGTCTTTTTTTACTTTTATTTCTTCTATTTCTTTCCATTTTGCCATTATTTTCTCCTAAATTTAATTGACTTACTTTATAAGTATAACACAATTGACACTAAAAGTCAACTACAAGTATTTATCTATTTCTATTAGACGTAATTATGCTTAAATCATACGATAATATTAAAACACTCATAACAGGTCTAAAGACCTAATATCTTCTGAAATTTCTTTTCGTTTCACTCAAAGAACATTTCCTTGATATTTTGTTTCCACAAACAAATAATTAAACCACAAGTAAATGATTATCCATTTAATAATTATTATCCACTTGAAGAACAGTTAATAGGTCACGCCTATTACGGCGTAACCCAATTAGAATACTTGAAGCATTCGTCAATTACTTAATCAACATAACTCTTACGAGAAAGGCAGGTTTTGCTGTCTCCTTTTACATGCGTGTCTGTTTAACGCAAAGCATCACTACCGATTAAGCAGTAATTGTGACGCTTTTGTTGGATGCTCTTACGAGTGTGTCATTCCAACTCACTTAGTTAATATTAGTTTAATATTAGCCTATTCACATATTTCTATGTTACAACCATTAAGACAAGCGAAAAGCAATACACCGGAGAGGGGTTTCTTTTAAGGCATCCTACATAATAGGGTAGTCACTTGAATTTAGACAATAAGCAGTCCAGATTACCCTACGACATCACTAGGGATTCATCAACACTATTATAATCGGCGTGTTAACCTTAATCTTATTTGTAGGGTTCTGTGGGGGGAATTGTATTAGATTTGTATTAGTGTTTTTGTTTTCTACTAGGTCGTCTTCTTTTGCCATTTACAAGTGGTCTACTATCACGTTTCTTAGGTTTAACTTTAAGAAGTTCGTCTGCCATTTGCTTTAGTTGATTTGTTGTATATTTTGTATTCATTTATATATACTAACATACTGTAAAACAGATGTCAAGTGTTTTATAAATTTATTTATCATATTAAGAAAAAACCCCCTCTTAACCAAACATAAGAGAGGGTTTTGAATGTTTATTCGAGTAATGGCAGTAACTGAAATAAACACAGTCAAGGATTACACTAAAATCCTAGGAGATAACAAAAGTAATACAAGGCTCTTGTTATAATAGTATTTATGCTTTGGCGAAGGCGACTGCTCCAATTTGCTTTGCGATTGCTTCTGTGTGTTCAGCAACTTCTGAATCATAGATTTGAATTTCCCAGCAATCTTTTCTGATACAAATATCACCTTCGACTGTGATATTTTTTAAACTAGGATTATCAAGTAATAATAAACCTTTAGTTCTAGCAGGCATTTGCAGTCTTCGAGTTGCACGAGCATCTTTAATTCTCATAAACTTTCTGACGTTTAAGACTTTATACAATTGGTTATCCAACATTTGTTTTATTCTGTAATCATTATTATACTTCATTTTGGTGTCTATGTCAAGTCTGTATTTCTGCTTTTATTCTAACACCCCAAGAATTCCATAACTGATGAATGGTTGATGTTGGTTTATTAGCACGGACCAATATATTGTCACTATTTGAATAAAATCTAGGACGTTCAGATGAATGGTTATTGAATTCCTGATTAGATGGACTAAAACCTAATTCATCATAATCATAATCCGATGGATACATAGAGAAATTTATTTTTGCATCTGGATACGGATATTGAAATCCCGTATTTTTAGTTACATTTCCTTGTGCATCATAATGTAAATTCCATTGATAATTGGTGGCGTTTTGTATTCCATTTGATAGTCGAACTTCTATCTCACCTGTTATGGTTTCGTCAGTAGTAGTTCCAGTTGGCCAATGGTGTATCTGCTTATCCCATGTCTCTAATATAGGAAGACTTATATCGTGTCGATATGGACTTCGTAGAACTACTCTTCTGGTATGACCACTATAAAAACCTGGAACACCTTGTATATAAGTAAAGCCAAAAAAGGTAGGTTTCCATAGTTCTATGCCAGTTTGAAACTTATACTTAAGTTGTCCGCTTGCCATTTGAGTTTCTACACCTGTATATGTTTTCTTAAATATTGTAAAGTTTGCAGTATATAACGTATTATGTTTAGTTGAATTAGATGATTGTGATACATAAAAATCATTTTCAATAATGCCATGTAAGTCTTCTTTTGTTTGCCAATCAGTATCAGACATATTAAGAGATGCTCCGTGAATCGTAAATAGTGTTCCGCCAGAGAATACAATTTTATACACTGCGTCAACTGTTGTGTCTACTATTGTAATAGGTCTCTCATACTGTAATCCTTTATTTAAAGTCAATTGTTTAGGCGTTAATCTTACATTTGCATTGTCAGATATAATATCTAGTCTTGTGGCGTTTGTATCTACTCCATCTAAAAACTCAGAATGAACAAAATACTGAATGTTCTCATTTGCTGTTCCATATACAAACTCATCGGAATCTGTTCCTGTTGCTGTTCCTATGTTAACATCTGTTGCTTGAACTACATCTGCTGAACCAGTTATGTGTCTTGTTTGTGAGTAGAGAATATCAAAATCTATATTAGTATCTGCTAAAGGAGTTACTTGAAGATTTTGAATTTGCTCATTAACTTCGGCTTTAGTTCCATTCAATATTATTTTATCACTAGCGTTACTTGTAAACTGTGCATCAGTGCTTGGTGAACATTCTAATTCTACAGTATAAGTTACACCTGTAATATTAGGATCCAGTGTCTCTGTTATTCCTATAGTCTTACCACTAAACAGTGATGTAACGGTGTTTTCTTCAAATGTCATTGTTGGTGTGACTGTTGTAACAAACGAAGGCACCGTTGTTGATTCAATTGTTCCGATGTCAACTGTTCCGTTTGCTTGTTCTAAATCTTGTGAACCACTGCGATAACGTGTTTGTTTATAAAGAATTGATGGTTCATTCGTGCTATCTAATGTCGGTGTGAACACTAATGCTTGTAATTCTGCGTTAACATCTGTGGCTGTTCCAACTGCTGTTACATATGTTGAACTACCTGTTGTTCCCCATGTTCCATCTGCATTAGGACTAATCTCTACTTCAACTTGATATGTTACTGGGTTGCCATTATGAAGTGGGTCAGCCGTTGCTGTTTCTGTGATACCAACTGATTTACCTTCAAAGATTTTTGTTGGTGTGTTTTCATCGTATTCCATGTCTGGTGAAACTGTAGTAACATACGGGTCAATAGCAGTTCCGTTTGCAAAGTTACTTGCCCCCGATGCATAATTACTATATACAAGACTGTCTTTAAGTCTTGTTATTTTGTATTCAAACCAATGTCCAGGATTAGGCGTATAAAGGTCTGTCGGAACTGTCATATCTAAATTTGGAATCATTTTTAGATTAGCGACAGCGGTATTTACTTGTGCTTTTGTTCCTGTGATAGTCAACCTTGAAGCCTCTGTTCCTATTCCAGTTACATCTGCACCACCATTATCTGTGCAGTTAAAAACTGCATCATTCATTGGTTGTGATGCTGATGCTGTTCCTGTTCCTGAACCTACGCCTGTTGGAAAAAATGATACCCCTACTGTGTTTGAACTTGCTCCGATGGCTGTAAAGTCTGTTGTGCCCACTGACCTGATTGTATGTGTTGAATATTGGTCAGTAAAAGAACCTGCAGTTAAAAGTTTGAAATATTTTGCTCTTGCTTCTATTTCGAATTTTGTGTCGAACCAGTCTGCGTGGTCTACATTCTCTGTTGCTTTGTCTGTTATTACAACACCAGAGTTGAAGTTTTCTATTGATTGGTCTTCATTCCAAGACTTTGTTGCCGGTGGTGTAATTACAAAGTTTGTTGTTGCTGTGTTAGTAGCAAAAGTAGTTGATGCCGTATCGCCAATACCTACAATAGGATTTTGACTATTTGGGTCGTCATGTAATCTAGTAATTCTAAAAACTACAACCGGACCAGCACCAAAGTAATCTACATCTGGAATAAACTTCATTGTCTTTAAGGCGGCATTTAAGTCTGCTTTTGAACCAGTCATAATTAAGTCACTTGCACCTCTACCAGTTCCTGTGATTGTCAATCCTGGTTCTGAACCAGGAGTTGCTGTGCTTAGTGTTCCGTGGTCGAAGAAATTCTGAGTAGGATAATTAACGTCATCAACCATCCAAGTTTCTAGTTTATATTGTGTGCCAAAAAAGTCATTTGGTGCAGTAGTATATTTTGGATTCTCTGTAACTCTATCAAGTATTTCTATTCCACTATCAAATTGTGTTGTTACGTTTTCTTCCCAAGTTATAGTTTGTTTTGTTATTTTAAATTCTGCTGTATTAGATGCTGATAAAAACTTCGAAATAACTTCATTAGGATATGATTTTCCATTAGCACCCAGTGGTGTCAAATAAACATTATCACTTACTCGTTTGATATAATAGTAAATCCAAGGTCCAGCACCTTCAAAATTAGGATTAGGTGTGAACTCTAAATTTTGCATTGCTGTGTTTACTTCTGCTTTTGTTCCAGAAATAGTTAATGCATTACCGCCAAATAGACCGTCACCGCCTTGTCCATTTGTTGCTGAAATTGTTAATGAACCTTGTGATGCTGTTGCAACTTCTAACGTGCCGTCTGTGTAAGCACCACCACCAACTGAGTTATACATCTCACAAGCAATGATATAATGCGAACCGAATTCCGATCCGCCCACTACTTCATCTGCTGTGTCTGTTATCTGTAATCCTGAATTAAATGCTTGTGTTACATCTTCGTCCCATGCTTGGTCTATCAGTTGTGTTATTGAGTATTCACCAACTGGTGTTCCTGTCATTGTAAATGAGCCAGTTGTGGTTGGTGGGGTTCCTCCTCCACTGGTTCTTATTGCTGAGAATGAAATTATATGGTCTGCGTTAAAGTCTGGTGCTGGAATATACTGAAGTGTGAATAGGTCTGCGTTAACATTGTCTCTTGTTCCTGATAATGTAAACACACCATTACCAACACTAGTTAATGTCGCCGCTGTTCCTGATTTTTCTAATCTACCAGTTGTTATGCCTAATGTAAATGTGATTGTAAAGTTACTATTGGTATTATGAATAATCTGTGGCAATGCTGAATTAGTGCTAAAAGAATATGCGTTATCTTCTACATATGTGTGAGATGTAGAAGTGTTTCCCATTTCTTCAGCCTTCTCGTCTATAGAAACTGTTACTGTTTGTGCTACACTTGTATATGATGACTGTGGACTAAATCCTGAACCAGTATAAGTTAACTGAACAGTCATATCGAAATCAACATCATAATCTGTTTCTGGTGTAAATGTTATATTACGCAGTGCTGTTAATAATGTTGCTTCTGAAGAATGTGAGACTTCATATACACCTGTGCCTGCTGTATATGATTGTGTTATTCCTGCTGTGCTTGATGTGATATTAGATGCGGCTGCGGTTGGAACTGTAATAGTTGCTTTGAAATTATCAACATCGTCTGTTACACCCGATGTTACTAATTCACCAAAGTCAAAAGGTCCGGCTGTGTCTTCATCATATTCTTGTTCTGGAACTGTAGTAAGTCCGATAACATTATCAGAATACCAAATAGATTTAGTTAAAGTTGAACCAACAACACCATTTGATATTGTAAAGAACATATCAAATGCTGATTTATTACCATTTCTGTTATATCTCACAGTATCAAGGTATGCTTGAACTTCTGCTTTTGTTCCTGTAAAGTTTAGTCTGTTTGATGTGAAATCTCTAATTGCTGGTTTCTTGTCACCGACAAACATACCAGTGTCAGCCGTAAACTGTCCGTAAGCATTTCCTGTGTATGTAGTTGTTGTGCCATAGTGTCTAAACTCACAAGTAACAGTTAGTGGGTCTGTGTCACTGCCTTGGTCAATTTCACCTAAGTCAAGCAATCCACCTGCGTCTTCATTATGTGAGCCAGCGCCTGCATCTTCGTCTGTTGGTTCAGTTGACCAATATGGTCTTTGTTTGCCAAATGTTGGTTGATTAGCCTCAAATGTTATTACATAAGTTGCATCTAAACTACCATCACTAAGGTCATAAACTTGTAAAGTAAAATCTGTGTCAGGAATAGGAACTGTATCTGCTGGATTCTCATTCGCATAAGTTCCATTACTAGCATTTGGTTTTGTTGGTGTTGTTGTCCAACCAGTTGGATTTGTTGTAGCGTCATAGGTTCTAATTGCTGGAAAGTCTGCTGGAAATAAATCTAAGGCAACTAAAACAGCGTCAACATCTGCAAGTGGACCTGAGCAAGTCCATTCTTTTTCTTCTTTATTGTATGAAGCGACTGCTGAACCAGAAGTAGGAGTTGAAATGTGTCCTGTTGCGTCCCACTGCGTTGATGAGAAAGGAATTATTACAACTTTAACATTTGTAAGTCCACTGTGTGTTCCTGATAAGTCAGTAGAATTAAAACCCCAACTTGTTTTATTAAATGGTGTATAATTTACTGTTTTAGTTGCTATTGCCATAATTTATTCCTATATTGTGTTTGCCCATACTCTAGTATATTTATCGGGGTCAAATTTCTGTGCTGTGACGGCATAGATTCCATCCTCGCTTTCTTCAATAGCGACAACTCGATAATTGCCAGAGTCAAGTGTTGAACTGCCTGTGTAGATATTCCATACTGCGTTTTCTTGGAATGTTCCACTTATTGATACTGTTGTGCCTGATACTGTTCCGTATTGAATAACACCACTTGTGTCCATCACTGCAATGTTGCCAGAAGCACTTCTATCTAATGTGAGTGTTGAACCATTTACTGCTGTTACACGACCACCTGTGTTATTTGCACCATCTGGTCTAAGTCCATCACTTAAAGAAATTAAATCACCTGGAAGAACATCGAAGTGGTCCCAACCAGCGATATAAGTAACTGTTTCTGAATTAGCCGCTTCTGTTTCATATACCCAAGCGGCGTGCCATAATGCTTGTTGTTTAATTGAACAACCCCATAAATCAATCGTTGTTTCTCTTTCGCCAAATGCTGTGATACTGGCTGTGTTTCTATACTGAATTTCTTCTAATCTATTATAATTATCTCTGTGTGCATATTTGACGTTAATAACATTATATAAGTTATCAATAGAGCCACTTTGATACATCAAGTTGCCAGCATTTGTTTGATTAACAACTTTTTTAACTGTTGGTGTATAAGCAGGAAAATCTGAGCCTGCAGAATACGGATATGACATACCATCATAGATTAATCTAGGATTACCATTCAAGTAAACAAACTTGCCGTGTCCTAAAGCCGCTATTTTTTGTAATACTTCAATCTTTGATTCAGCACCATAAACGATAGCGTGACAATCGATAATGTCTTGACCTTGTTGATGCTGAGAACACCAGCCAGAGAATTGCCATACATCATAATATAAAGCCGCTTTTTGTTCTGCTGTAAGTCTGGAACTTATTTCATTTCCTAATCCATATGTAGTATTAGTAAAATAATCAAAGAACACCCACGCTGGGTCAGTAGACCACTGATTAGGCAGATATGTTGTGATAGGACTAGAAAGACCATATCCAGATGATTGCCAAGATAAAAATTCAGAATAAGTTCCTGGACCTGGTCTTTGTATCAGTCTACCTGCTACCATAAATCCTACTTCTGACAATGTAGTTTGACCATCACCTTGTGGTGGACGATAGGCTACTTGAGCGTATGCAATATCAGGGTCATTTAGTGTGTTATTAAATTGTAACGCTGGCAAGAACTTCGCTTTTAAGTTACCTGCATTTTGAACTGGTTGTGATTTTCTACTAGGAGTAACACCACCACCAATTGTTGATATAGATGTGTCCATTGTGCCAGTTGCTGTCGGTGTAACACCATTTAGACTGTTACCTAGTCCTGATTCACCTGTAACTGTAACAACATCACCCGATGCTGAAGCAATAAACTCTGGGTCACTTTCAAAGCCAGAGATAGCACCAGCAATTAATCCTGCTGTTGTGTCATTGTCTGTTGAACCAGTCACTTCTGCCATAATGGCCGTGCCTGCAACAGAACATAAGAATGTGCCTACATAGTCATTAACTGTAATTGTAAATGTTGGCGATGAATGTGAGGTAGTTGCAATTGAACGAATAGTTACGTTGTCTACACTTGAACCAACTGTTGTTGAGATACTTAAAGTTAGAGATTGGTCACCTAATGTTGCTGTTGTGCTTGTAAACTCAATTCCATTATTAAGACAAATTTGTAAGTTTGCTATTGTTCCTATCAAAACTAAAGTTGAGGTTCCATGTCCGCTTTTAGTTACATTTACAGTTTCATTTGTAGCATCTAATGTTCCGTGTGAAACTGTTAATGTTAATGTGTTATCACTTAATGTATCTGCGTTTGTAACTTGTATCGTTGGTAATGTTACTGTTGATGTAGTGCCATCGCCGGGATATGATGCATCTTTACCAGTAACAAATGGTATTGTGTCTACTGCTGGAACTGTAACATCACCTTGTGTTCCTGGTGAACCACCGTCACCATCAGCACCTGTATATCCGCCATCCCCTATTTCTCCAGGTTGACCTTGTGTAGAATAATCCCACACCAATAATGGTGTTTCAGGAAGTCCTATAAGTGTTGCTGTTGCATCTCTATCTTGTGTGTATGCTCCTCCAGTAACCAGACTAACACCGCCTCGTTTATTTTGTAACTCATAAGGTTTAACACCTGTTTCTGCTGGTGTATGATTGAATCCGTGGTCTGGTGCAAATTGATTGAAATGTCCAAGTGTTGTTTTGCCCCTCTGATATAATCCATTATAACCATCCATTGGGTCTAGTATCGATACGCCTCGTAAGTAGGTGTTTGTTGAGTTGCTTTTTACACCATCGTCTTCTACTGCTTCTGCTGAACCACTGCCTACTCCTACAGTGTCACCTGTCCCTGTCGCTATGAATTGTGTTCCAACTTTATCATCTGGTGCGCCAATAGTTGTAAATGATGCATCACTAGAAGTAGGTGAAGAAGTAATCTTGTATTCTTTTCCTACAACATAATCACCAGCATTTACTCTTGTTGTTAAGTCAATCCAAGCATAAACTTTTAGTTCGTTGGCAGCATTTAGAATTTGGTCTGGATATTCTTTTACATAATCAGATAATCTGTAACTATCAAATT